TGAGTTGGTGAGAGAGTTTCTGGAAGAGCTTCTCCTTTAGCTAAAAGTTCTTTCTCTCTGTCAGTAAATACTTCCTGCTCGCCTTCTTCTCCTGTAAATCCTCTTGGACTATCTGCTGTTCTTCCAGGACTATCATAAGCGTCTGTGAAGCCTAGCTCTTTTGAAAATTGTTTTAATGCGTTTATTGACATATTTATTTAGTTTGATCTGTAATAATTTTTCTTTGTGCTGCTTTAAAGTCTTCTAGGTCTATTTTTTGAGTTACTTCCAATCCTACCTCATTAACTATTTTATGTTCTTTTCCTAATTCGTTTTTATTCCAAATGTCGTTTATAACATCCTCTGGAGTATCCAAATTAAAAATAGACATAGTTTTCCAATTTCTTTGAATAAGTTTCTTTAAAGGGTAACCAAGAATATCTCCTTTTAATGCGTCTTCTGCTAGAACACCATTATCTACTATATATTTATTAATATTTAAGCGTGTAGTTTGGAATTCAACTTCTGTTAAGTTTTTAACTGCCGATCCAATATATCCAGACCCACCAGTAACAGAATCAGAAGAGGGGTTAACATATTGATTATATTTATCTATAAGAGGCTCAAAGAAATCTCCTTCTTTAAGTATTTCTTTTCTGTTCTTAAAGAATTCGTCTACAGCTTTTTTATTATCTTTAAAGGCTCCTGTAGCTCTAGTATTTTCAAATAATTGATTATACTCGTTTAAATCTTCAATTTCATAGTTGCCAATGTTAAATAAACCTTTACTTGGCTTGCTAACATCTATTTCTACTGGCTTACCTGGTTCGTCTACTATGTCAAAAGTTTCATCACCTTTTAAAGTAGTTGCTAATGCTAAGTCTTTTGCTTGTTTTTCTGTTAATCCGCTTTGCCTTGCTTCTAGTGTTTGTTTTTCAAACTGAGTATCAGTAGGATCAACTTCACCTTGTTTAGAAGTCAAACTGTTGACTTTATCATCCCAAGCTCTACTAATAGCTTCCATTGCTTGTTTAACATCTTGCTCTATAAGATTATTTCCTGCTTCAATTAGTTTAGTAGACTGAATTGTAGGATTTAAAACATTTAACTCATTAATTTTTTCCAAAGAAGAATCATAAAAATTTCTTTGAGCTTCACTAGCTATTTTCTTTAGTTCTGCTTTAAAGCCTTCAGTTAAAGTTATAGAATCAGTAAATGGATCTTGCTGCCAATAGGTTCCTTTCAATGCTTTTGATTTTGCTACTTGTTGTGCTATTTCGTTTAGTTTAACGGCTTTATTAGCTTCAAATTGTATAATAGGATTTGTTTTAGCGTGTAATTTGTCCGATTTATTTACTAAACTCAAAAGGTAAGAATCTCTATCTTCTAACGTTTTTTCTAACGCTTTACTGTTTATTGTTATTTGTGTTTTATCTCCGCCTTTTTCTGCTTGATCTAGAGACTCGTTTAAGGTGGTAATGTAATTGTCGTAAGCACTTAAAAAAGGATCTACTATTTCTTCTGTCTGATCCCCAGGAAGTATTATTTCTTTTCCTATCGATTCAGCATTGATTTGAGCAATGTCAGTTTTTAATGGCTGAATAGCGCTGTCTACTGCGTCATTAATAAACTTTGTGTTTTCAGTTATTCTTGCTTCCTGGATTTTATCTTTTGCTTCTTCTAAAGCTTTTAGCTTTTCATTTCCTGAAAGAGATCCAAAAAGTTTTTGACCTGATGCAAACGTTAAATTAGGGGCAGCTAGTTCAATTGCTTCACTTAATTCTATATCCCCATTCTTTTCTGCTAATAAAGCTGCACTTGTAACAGCGCCTCGAAGTAATTCTACTCTTTTTTGAGGATCTTGTATAAAACTGTTTTCTAGATCATTGTCATGTTTTTGCACAAGATACTGTAAAGTTTTAGTGATTGAGTGATTGAGTGTGTCTGCATTTCTTTCTGCATATTCAACACTTTTAATTTTAGTGTTTGCAAATTTCTTGTACATTTCTTTGTTTCCAGCAGCAAAGAAATCAATTTTCTTATCAGTATCCATTCCTCCAGTGTCATCCACTCTGAATAATCTTGGACTGTCTTCTCCTTCAAACGTTATGTTTAAAAGAGTTCCTTGAGGATAATAGTTAGATGCAACACTCAAGTCAGGTATAAGAGTTCTAAGTGAAGATCCTTGCTCCTGACTAAACCCTTCGTACCCAGGAACACCTCTGTCAGCCCTTTCTTGATCTACTCCTGTCTCTGGGTCTATAGACGCAAATCCATAGGCTGTTTGAATAGCTCCTGGAATAATTGCTTTTCTTTCAGACGCTACAGGTACTTTAGCGTTTTTTGCTTGCCCTAAAATATCATAAAAGTCTATGTCAAGTTTTTCAACACTAGCAGACTTTAACCATTCTACTTGTCCTTTTTCAAACTTACTGTTTTCATCAAACCTCATTCCAGCAGAAATCTGGCCCATAACTTCCTTATGCCTGTTAAGCATATGAACGTTGTCTCCAATGTACTCTAAAGCAATATTATCTATTTTAGATAAGCCATCAGTTATTATATCTTGAAGAAAGCCCTTGTCTCCTATCTTATCTGGTCCTGCTCTTTTAATATCAAAAGATAATTGTTGGACTTTATCTTTTATTTTTAAATCATAATACCTATCGTATCTCTTTCTGCTGAACGCTTTGTCAAAACCTATCTTATCAAACGGATTAAAGCCTTCGGGAAGATTACTTTCTACCTGATCTATTACCTGTTGATCTGTTAACCTAAGAGCCTTTTCCTCTGCCCTTTGTCTTTGAACGTTTGCAAATTGCCCTAGAACTGTACTGAATTGTGCAAGGTTCTTTGCAAGCATTTGCGCCCTGTTCTGTCTTGGTAAAGGAGCAGCGAAAACCTGATTTCTTCCTGCACCTTGCACTGTTGGTCGCAGGTTCAATTGCCCTAAATTTAATTCTGTTTGTGGTCTTGCCATAAAATTATTATTATCTGAGTGATGAGTAAGTGCTTAATCCTGATTGTATTCCTCCAAGGGCTGACCCAAGGTAATCAGGTTGTTCTATCGGTCTGTTAATGCGAAGCATGTTTCTGTTAAATCCTATTCCTGCTTCCTGTAATTGAATCTGTCTATTAACATCAGTCATCTCTGCCTGTTGTTGTTCTGAGAAAGTATACTGAGCTTCTTGTCTTGTAAGATCCCCCATAAGAGCATCAACACTAAGTCCAGATACTCCAGACTCTCCTGCTGCTACTCTAGCTCTTGCTCTAGCTTCCATGCCTCTCTTAGATGCCTCCTGTATTCTCTGCGCTCTTGCAACCATCTCTTGTTGCTGTTGGGTTCGCATTGCAGATACTTCTGCCAGATATCTTTGACGTTCTTGGGCTGAAGCCGTTGCTTGGGCTTGTTGCTGCATTTCTGCTTGCTGTCTTTGGCCCACAATAGAGGAAACTGTTTGCGCTCCTCCTACAAGTGCTGATACTGCTGCTAAAGGTGTACACATAAATTATTTTTTTTCTTCTTCGTTATTGTTTATTAATATAAAATTGTAAAAAGGTTCTTTGTTGAACTCGACTTCTTCTAGGAACTCTGCTCCAACCCAACGAAGCCAACGCACTGCTGGTCTGTTGTATTTATAGACAAAGTTTCCTGCCATTCCTCCCACTAGTTTCAACAACTCATTAACCCAAGTCTTTGAGTACTTTACAAATTCTTTCTTATATCTCTTGGATATCTCATCAGTCCCAAGCATCCATAGGTACGGAAACATGTCTCCTTCACCAACACCAAACATTCCGATTGGTTTTCCTTTGTTGTTAAGGACTGTTAAGGTAGCTAAGTCATACTTGAAGGCATCGTGAAGAGCATCCAAGGGTTTCCTTCCCATGCACATGCATTCCATGTTGTCTCCTGCACGAAGCTTTGGTGCAAGGTAATCAGCGTGATCTGGATGTGCTTGAACAATCTCAAGCGATGGATACTTAATTACTGATTGATCAAACACGCCTACTTCTAGTGTGGATAAATGACTCAAACTCTGCTGACTGGAAGTTACCAGGCAATGCTGAATCGTTTACTATTTTGATTGTAGTGTCTTTTGCTGAAGACATGATGGGGAAACTAAATGAACCAGACTCGATAGGAAGCGTTCCTACAACAGTACTTCCAACAATATTGCTAGAGAATACGTTGTTATATGTCTGTCGGGCCTTTGGTGTGACTTCTACTTTGAAGCTTGCAGTGTCATCAAAGAACAAAGTACCTCCTTTTAGGAAGTGCCTTTGGTATCCTGATGGACTCTTTCTTTGGTTAGCACGTTGCTTGAACATCTGCTCACTAAAGGTGTAACTCATGGTGTATTTAACACCTACCCACACTGGGGTGTTGTTATGACTAGCATCTACTGTAACAGTGGTTCCGTTAACAGTACAAGGTATCAAAGCTCCTGCCTTAGTGCTACCAGACTCTCTTGTGTATACTTGTATTTCATCGTCACTTTCTGGAGTGAATGAGAGAGTGATTTGTCCGTTTGCAATAGTCGCACTTTGTCTTAAATCAAGATATGTGTTAAAACTTGTACCAGTGTCCACAAGCTTCTCTTCCATAGGCATTACAAGTAACTCAGTCTTATTGCTCTTGGTTGCTATAATGTAAAGATCACTTTCAATAAATTCAAAGCCTACAACAGAGAAGGGGAAGGTAAACTTACTCCAACTTGCTAGTATCTTCTGTGCGCCTTCCCAGTAGTACTTGTAGACATACATGCTTTTATTATCAGACTCACTCACAACACAAATGCAGTTCTCTGAAGTAGATCCTGCCATGTCCATGATGTCTGCTGGTATGTACTGAGGTACGTGGGCTGTTATCTCAACGGAGTCGTAAGTGTCTGTGTTTGCATTTATGTTGAACTCACGCACTCCTGAGAAACTTCCCCTGGTAAACGGAAAGTAAATGTAGCTACCAAGCTCAAGGGGAGGTGTACTTGTATTGGTCTCGTAGTTTGTAACTGGTGTTATTGAAACTGTTTTGGGAGTGAGTAGATCTCCTCCTCTAAGAACAAACTGACCTCGCTCTCCAAATAATATAAGGTTCTCTTGGAATCCTACTGCTGACTTTAGCTTAGTAACTCTAGTACTGGCTACGTTGACATCGATGGGATCGGAGTCCAATAAGGTTCTTACAGTTGTCCTAAAGAAGTTAAAGTACTCTCCTGCTTCTGACAGGATAACACTGCCTTCTGAAAGAAAGCCTAGTCGGTTCTTGTAGAAGAATATGTCAGAGATCTTTCTGTCTCCATTGTTTCCTGATGATACATTGAAGAAAGAAGGGAAGGGGTTCGTGTTGTCATCTCCTGCTTGTTTGGTTGTCCAGGAACACGCTGCTAAATTAAAATTATTTACTGATGTGTTAACAAGTTTAAATGGAAGCGTATCTCCGTCTAGTTGTATAAACTCATCAAACCCAACGTCTTCAAAGTAACCTCCATCACCTATTGCTGACCCATCGTTTGTCTCAAACTTTACGTAGTAATCGTCCTCGTTATCTTCAACAGATCCTCGTACCTTTATTCTAAAATTGTTTGGGGCCACCTTTGGTAAGTCAGAGATAGCATCAACTTCCTTGTAAGCTACTCCAAGTGCTGTTCCAGATTTACTGTCAGATACTCTTATCTTAAAAGGAGAAGAAGAGCTAGAAGATATGGTAAAGAAGTTGTCTGGTCTTCCGAAGTCATCTATACCATCGGGATCTGCGTTATTTCCGCTTTCATCTTCAAAGAATACTTCTGTACGAGCATGAGCAGCTTGTAAAGATGAAGGCGTGGAAACAGAAAATATAGAACCACTTATTGCTTGTCCTAATTCAGTGTTAAGCTTTGCAGCGATTACTCCAGACCGAAGGCGTGAGTCTTTTATTTTATTAGTTGGTTGTTGCCCAGAAACATAAGTTGCTTTGTACGTAGTTCCCCCGTCATCTGTAACTTCTACAGTGTATTCGGTTGCGTAATCTGCTTGCTTTATAAATACTATTGCTTTGTTATCGGACCCTATAATAGCACTCTTTGTAGAGGCTCTGTCTACATCAACTGTTTTGTTTAGGATAAAAGTCGTATCACCAACTGTAAGTGCTTTATAAGATTCTCTAGGCTTTAGATTGTTCGCCAGGTGAAGGTAATGTCCACTAGTAAAACTTACTGTTCCTGTAAGTGTAACTGAAGCAAAGTTCAAGATGTCATATACCTGTGCAACATTGCTGTTAATAATAAGAACATAACGCTCTTGCTTGTCTCTGTTGATAAAATGTACAAAAGCATCATCTTCAATAGCAGAACTTACAAGCTGTGTTAGATACCTTGTATTGGGCCTCTTCTTCAATCCATCAGCTACCGAAGACAAAGCGTTTATCTGATCTTCACATTGTCCATCAAATCTGAGCGTGTCTGGTTGTTGACTAACACCCTGGACAAGGTTTGGAAGTGAAGTATTTATCAAAGCCATATTATTAATATAAATCGTAGTTTCTATTGATACCTATTCTAGTGACGGCATCGAAGTTATCAAAAATTGTTCTGTCAGCATTGGAACTATCTGCTCTTTCCAGATTAGCCTTTGCTGCAAATTCATCTCTTATAATGAGTGCTTCAAGTTCTCTAGAGCCAACCAATCGTGACTGTAGGGATCTTGCAGCTTTTAGTGCTATGTATCTTCTTGCTTGTTCTGGTAAATCATCCCAGTCCAACAGAAATGTTATAGTCACCTTTATGTCGTTTATGAAAGTAGTTGTCTGGTTCTTTCTGTCAAATAGAGAAAGCCCTCGTTGCACTAGGTCAACATCCTCAGTGCCATCATGGTCTACCTGTAGTGTATTATTAGGTAGAGTGATTGAGTTGTTTGTTGGAGAAAGAACGTAGTCTTTAACAGTATTAAAATGCCAACCTTCACTCTGCACCTCTCTTGAAACTTCATCAAGGATTGATACAGCGTTAGCAGCCGACACTGGAAGCTCAGAAGTGTTACTTATGCTGTTGACTGGAGCTTCTCCTATGTATCCCAACATAGTGTTAACAGCCTCTAGCTGCGATGTAAGTGTTGCCATGTAAAATTAATGAGTTGTTTGTTTATGTAAAAGAAAAGGGCAGGAGCCATATTACGACTCCCACCCAATCCTTTGTGTATGATTATATGTAGATTATTCTACTACAGTTTGTACTCGACAGCGCACTCTGGTCTAAGGATACCATGTCCGAGAGCATATTTCGCCACGAACAAGGTTCCCTGGTGAGCTACTGAGTAGTCTTCCTCGGTCGCAAGATCGAGAAGCTTAACAGTACCTACCGCCTGTGGGTGTCCACCGATCAGACCTGTATCGGAAATGTCTCCGTTGTAGCCTGTTCCGTTTCCACCGAACACATCGTTAGATGCGTTGTCATCGTCCTGATCTTGGTTAGCTTCTGCTCCAAGAGCTTGAAGATCCGCAAGGTGCTGTGACTTGTACAACTTAATTCCTGCTACCATCGGTACTGTACCTTTACTTACAGAACCAACACCATCTACGTCACGATTGACTGCGATGTTATCAGATGTAAGTAACTTGTAGTACTGTGCTGGTGTAAGAACTGCAAAACGCTGACCATCATTTGGTACGTCCTTCTCGTCAAGGGTTTGAGCCATTCCGAAAAGTGCATCAATGATTTCAGAAGCAGAGTTAAGACCATTGTTAGTGTCGACAGATGTTCCTGGGTTACCATCTGCTATGTTAGGAACAGTTGTTCTAGCAGCAGCTACCCAAGTCTTCATCACTGCAAGGTCAAATCGCTTGGCAAGTGCCTTACCGATCTCTTTTGCATAAATTGAGCGAACCGAGTACTGTGATTTTACTTCATCAATATTCGCAATGAAAGTTGAACTCACTAACATATCGTCAATGTTAATGACTTTCTCATTGTGTCTGATAGTACTGAGGTAACTATTAGCTCCGTCAATTATACTTTCTCCTGGTGTATGGTACTTAGCACTTGCTACTCCACTAACTGGGAACTGTGCGCTTTTACCTGATGATATAGACCTGACTGTATGCAAGTCTTTCATTATGTTTACCTCATCAAAAGTAGTAAGAATCTCATTACTAAATACTTTAAGAAACAACGCATTTGCATCACCTGCTGCGTTAAAAGTTCCATTAGCATTAATAGTATGGGACTGACCTATTCTTGATGGGGTTGTATTTCCATTAGCCATATTTCTATGTCCTTTCTATTTTATTATGTTTTGTTGTTTATATTTGGGTTATTAACAACTCACTCATTCAATAAAACAAAAAGACCTACTCGGTGTTCTTTGATTAGTTGTCCCTCGCAAGGGGCTGCACATTAAACAAACCTCTCGGTTCACTTTTGTTGTGTCTTGTCTTTTGTGTGTTGAAATCTTTATCTATCTCTCCTGTGTTCCAGATCATTCACGTACCTTAGGATTTCTGCTATGGTTTCCTTTTCGGGATCGGTGAACGAATGGACTTTCAGTTTCGAGATGAAATGGGGAATCTTGCTCTTCGGGGGGCTGGTCACTATACAACCACTCATCGATAAGATCAGCGTTGCGACTGCGACTGCGATTGTAAGCTTCTTTTTCATAAGCCTCAACAACCTTGAAAAAGTACTCGCAAATCCTTGGAAAGTTGAACAACAGACCTACGAGTATCTTAATCATAGTAGTAGTAGCGGTTGTTTATTCTTTTGGTTTTGCTTTGCCAACATTAATGGCAAGCCAGTTGATGAGTTTTAAAAGAACTGCTGTGATCTTGTTGTCAGCCTTGTTTGGTGTAAGTGCTGATATAAGACTAGCTGCTGTAACAACAGCCGTAGCAATGCCAATAAGCTCTGCTTGGTTTTCAATAATATACGTTATCATAATTTTATTATACCCTTGTAGATACTGCTAATCGTCTTTCAACTTCTTCACGATATGCAGGATCATTTTCATATCTCTTGTCTCTCATAGCCTCGACTACTTGAGCGTTACTTTGAAATGGTTGTACGGCTGATCCAGAGGTTTGTCCTTGTCTAATATTTGGTTGTTGTCCTCCTTCACTTAGAAAGCGAGCATACAGTCCTTTAACAGCCATCTTAGCTGCCTCTGGTGTACTTGACTCAACTATCTGATCAAAGCTATCAATCTCTTCACCAGGAAGATTATTTCTTGCCCACTCAGCCATAGCCTCGTAGTTCTCTTGACCACCAATAGAGTTTGTTATCTCTACCTCTTCAGCAGATATAAGTGCCTGTTGGCCTCTGATGTATGTGTCAACAATATCCTTAGTGATGTTAAGTTTCTCTAGCTCTTTGTAATTGTCTTCTGATAACTCACCATTTTCAGCGTAAGCAATTGCAGCGTCTTCTATTGCGTTTGATACATCATTAGACTCGCTGTTCGTATCTCCCTCATCTTCTGTTTGCGTCTGCTGTTCTTGGGATTGTTTCTCGCCAAGTTTCTTCTCAAGATTCTCGTACGCTTCTGCAAGGTCTTCTTGTGACTTGAACTTACCAAGAATCAAGTCCTCCTCCTTTTGCTGTTGTTCCTCCTCGGACCCAGAAGGGCTTTGCTGTTGTTGCTGTTGTGCTTCTTCTTGTTGTGCCAGTTGCTCCTCCAAGCTTATGTTGCCTTCTTCGGTTTCTTGCTTCTCGTTTATTGTGTATTGTTCCATACTTATTTACTCCCATTTATTCAGTTATTGGTGGTTCTTCTTCTTCTCGCCCTTCTTGGGCAATTGATTGATCACTAGCTGCTTTGATTCCAGCAGGGCCAAGCTTCTCTGCCATCTGCATAAGTTGTGCTTGTTGTTGCTCTTGTGCAATCTGCTCTTGAGTCTTTATAAGTCCTGCTGTCTTGATACCAAGTGCTGTGGCTCTTCTCTTGATGTACTCAGATACGTTAACAAAGTTAGCTACCGCTTGTGGTCCTAACACCTGACTGGAGCCAAGAAGGAATGAATCTAGACTGTTAAGATCCCCTTGTCTTCCAAGGCTATCAAGACCTGTAACAATAACAGGATTCACTAGATCCTTTGGAAGCTTTGGCATCTTCTTGTTCTTTTCCATTACACTCATCAAACGACTCAACAAAGGAGCCTGAAGGTCATTGCTAAGTAAACTAAAGATACCACCAAGGGCTGCGTTAAGTTCCTGCGAGATCAATCGGATTTCTTCAGCAGTTACTCGCTCGGCATTCCTGATTGCACTGCTAGTGAGCAGGAAGTTCTGAGCAAGCCTGTCTTTGATCTGGTTGATTGTTTCCGCAGCAACTCTGAAATCATTAAACTTGTTGAGTTGGAGAGTTGATACATCACCTGCGTTACCTTGTACAATAGCTCCGTTAGGTGACTCAGAAAGACTCTTGTGTCTTGTAGTTCCATTGGGGTTAACCAGGAATAACACCTTGGCTGCTGCTGCACTTCCTTCAACAATAGCTCTAGTAAGAGACTCAAGGGACTGCAAGTCACCAAGGTACTCTTCTACATACGAACGTCCGAAGTTCTCTCCATCAACTCTACTGAATCTAAGAGGGATGTATGGGTTCTTATCAAGAGGGAAAGTTGTACCTGTCTCTGGAAGAACAACACCATTGATGTCCTGCTTCAACATCCACTTGTCACCACGCTTACAAAGGGCAGTGTACAAGCTAACGTTGCCTCCATCACCTACTCCAGAATCCTGTGGCTTCTGTATGGCTGCTTTAATATCCTCATCAAGGGCTTCGTAGTTGAGTGTTTCCTTGGTTGCTATCGTCAGAACATTATCCATAGGATCTCTTTCAATAACAAACCTATCCAACCTAAACACTCTCATGCCTCCGTTTTGATCCAAGTAAAGCAAACAGTTTCCTGTAACAATGAGTTGTTTGAGTGCTTCGTGAATAACCACTCGATAACGCTCCTTGGCTATCTCATCCATAACAGCGTCTTCAACTTTACGTAGTGCTGAATCTATCTCACTCACTACCTCCTCTGGCGCACCTTCCTGTTGTAGCTTGTTGGTGTCCACCTGGAGTCTAAAGAAACTTATGTTGGGAGGAAGAAGTGCCAACAATAGCTTGGACGCAAGGTTGTTGACACCTCTGGCCCCCACGCCTTGAAATGGTGTATTGAGTCGTGAGTGTGATCCAAATCCTTCATCAGGTAAGATGTAAGGTATTGTAAGTTTGGAACACTGCCTAGCTCTATCCAGGTAACTATGTCTTCTGCCTTCAAGAACTGAATAGATCTGCTCGGCTGTTTGGTTTTCGTAATTCATATAAAAAATTTTTAGTCAGGTTGTACGAGGGCTTCGGGTTCGGGAGGATATGTCCAATTACTAGGCAGAGCTTCGACAACCTCGTCTTCATCTGTGAGAATTTCTTTATCGACTGGAACGACTTCTGAAGAGATTACTTCACCTTCCTCATCTGTTTCTGTTTCCGTTGTTGTTTTAAGTACAAGAGCAACTCTAGGGTTCTCCTCTTTACTCTCAACTATCCAACCCCACCAGTACCTACTTCCAGTTCCGTTGAGTGACCAACTAAGTCCACGCATAGCTCCTGCCTGTTCACTGCGAATATGTGCTTGGTCTTCGTTGTCGTATATAATGTAAAATGGATCGGTCATAATAATTTTTTCTAGAAGAGGTTGTGAAAGTCATTTATATCTTTTTCAATGGCTTCTTGATTGGAGTGCTGATCTGAATCAAAGAAAATCCATTCGGAAAACTTTACGTCTTCTAGGTTCCAAGAGTTATTTGAACCAAAAGTGAAGCCAATATTTACAGACGGCCAATCAATGGTTCTTGCACTTCTGTGATAAACAAGTTTTCGCCCTTTTGTTGCCTCGTATATATCATCTTGAGTGGTTTGGGTAGGTTCAGATCCGTTAACCTCTAAAACTGGACCTCCATAAGCACTACTAAGGTTAGTGGCTGATTGCTCATCAAATGCAGGAAAACCAAAATAAGATCCTGCACCACTAGAGGGGTAAATAAACTTAGTATCATTAGCATCATGCACGAAGAAAGCGTCTAAGTGCGTTATACCAGTTAAACCGTTTATAGTAAGCGACCTTTGAGGATTACCTGTAACAAAATCAATAGCAGGACTACTTCCAGACTTTACAAGTAACCCTGCTTTATACAGAAGTGGTTGTTGACCCGTAGTAGCTTGAATAGCATCTTCCCCACCTGTCTGGTTGTATAGCACGACAATTCCTGCGTTTCCGTCTCTTGCGGAGCCACTGGTCTTTTGGTACTTCTTGATAGATCCAGAGTTTAGCTGTGCGCCAAAGGCATATATTTCATCACCTGAAGTATCAACTCGTATCGTGAATGTGTGACTCCCTGCTGAAAAAGTAGTTGTTTTGCTAAACCTTTGCCACTCATCCGTGACAGAAACTGCTATCGTTCCGTCTGTAAAGTCACCTATTCTAATAGTTCCTGTACCTGTTTTTCGTTTTAGATAAACTGAAAAGACATAGGTTCCTGCTGTTGGAATAGTAGCACTTATGGTTCGGTGCTGATTAGCACCAGTGGCTTTAAGAGTGTCTGCCGTAACTGCTCCATCGATGGGATTAGCTTGGGTGTTCGGTGTAGCTGTAGCAGCATTCCCCCATGATTCAAAAGCCTCAGAATGTGTTATCAAATTCTCTCCGCCAACAAAGTCATCAAGTGTTGTTTCGGTAAATGTTAGTCCATCATTGGAAACTACGGGGGTGCTGATGTATTCGGAAACTACAGGTAAGAGTTCTTTGACGCTTACGTTGTCTACTGTAAAAGAATAATCTCCACTGGTAGTATTTCGGGCTATTGAAATTACGTTTGAGTTATTATTAGCTATAAAAGTAAAAGACAAGTTCTGATCGCTTCCTGTTAAAGTTGTTGCAGTTGTTCCGCTACTTAGTCCTCCAGTATTACCTGTATTGTCTTGAATACGAATAGCCTTTCCTGCTGTACCATTAACTGTGGCAGACACATTATATTTTTTTCCAGATTCATAAGTTAAACTTTGTTGAATGTTTGAATAACCTCCACCTGTTACTGTAACTGTTGCTACTCCAGATCCAATAGTCGCTCCATTTTTTGCCCAACCACTGTCAGTGTCGTAGGTTCCATTAGTTACCAACTCACTTCCAGAAGGTGTGGACTCGTAGACTGTTTCCTCAAGCTGAATGCCAAACGCATAGACAGATTTGTTGGTAGCGTTTC